GCCGGGCCGGGCGCACCCGCGGGGCCAGTTTTACCGTGGGGGATTTTAAAATCAAAGTTCAAATTATCAACGTCGCCACTTACATTTACAACCGCTTCGCCCTCGTCGATAGTTTCCGTTGTCGTATTGATTTTAACGAATCCGAAAAGGTTTTTCAACCTGCACCCAATAGCGTTTAAAATTTCTAAAATAGTAAGTTTTTCGCTGTTTACATTATTAGGGCAGTTGTTTTCACATGGTGAATCAAACACGCTATAAATATCAGGTTTAATATCTTTGCATGTCAAATTCACAAGAAAATCAGCAATATCATGAATAAGCATTTATTTCACCTCTTATTTAATTGTGTATTAGATTGCGAATTCTTGTAATTGTCGGTTTTAGCACGCCGTTTTGGTTGTCATATATCCACATTACAACGTCACCTGTATACTGCGCTATTGCACTAGCACCCGGAATTCCTGCCGATTCCAAAACATTATAAACAATTTGGAAAAGGTCAAGTATCGCCGCCAGTTCATCGCGTTTGCTATCGCTTGCGGGTGTTTGAGAGGTCTGTACATATATGTTTTGCGTTTTATTAGTAATATACGTGTTATTTTCTGCATTACTGCTACGGCCATATACACCCTTGCTATCCTGCAATACGATAAAACCATAATTACTTGTAATGTTCGTGCCCTGAGGGGCAATAACATAGAAATTAGGTGCATTTGCTTCTATGCGCACATCAGAGGTAATATTTAGGGGTGCTTTATTATAGCCACTAATTGCATCATAACTAAATTCACGGTAACTTTCCGTTGTTCCGGGTAGTCCGCTATGTAAAAATATGTGCTGATTACTAAAAATATCTAGTCTACCACTATTAACAGTAAACCGTTTTTGACTTCCTGCATATTGCGAGAAATTATTTCTTTCTATAACTGTTCTATTATTACTGTTAGGGTCACTAGCATTTTCTATATAAATTCCGCTTTGTCTTAGTCTTGTAAGTGTTCCATTGCTTTGATTTTCTGTTTTAATTGTAATGCCGGCATAAGATTCAATACTATTAACAAAGTTAGTATATCCTGTAATTCTATAGCGGGGGTCTTCGCCGCCAATATTAGAAAAGGTTGTACGCCCGTTATATTGATAAGATGTATAATAGTTTGCGGCGGCATCTTGAGCGAGTTTATGTACTGCAAGATTAGCATTGTTATAAATACGAATACCCCCAGTAGGGTAAATAATTGCATTTATAATATTATTTGAGCGCCAATATGCCGTTGTATCAAAATGAACACCACCAGACTTAAACCTCCATGCGTTATTAGCAATATAGGTTCCGTTAAATGCCCACGAACTGTTAGCATCGTTATTTGCAAATTGGTTGTAACTAATTGTGCGTGTCAGACCGCTATTACCGTATTCATAGTGCCTAAATGCAATAACGCTTTCTATTTTATCACTAGACTGATATAGATTTAATGTAATATTCTTACCAGAGGTAAACGATGCAATCCGTTTATTCTCGGCGTTGATAAAATACATATTGCCGTTGAGTTCGATATAACCACGCTTTGTATCGGCAGTTTGGCCAATAGTAATTATTACTCCGTCACCAAAATTAAATTTTAGTGTCCCGCTCATAGTGTCGCCAGCTTTTAGCACAAAATTATCCTGTACCCATTGTTTTGTTGCATCGCCAGTACCACCGCCGCTAATTTCGGCTAATTCGCACTTTGTAATAATGTCAATAGGATACCATGCGCCAGCGTTTCTATATTCTTGTAATGTTAATGCACCGTTAGTTAATTGCACTCTATAATCGCGGTCAAACGAAAAATAATAGGTAATTGAATTATCTATCGTATATGTGTTAGCGAAACCCTCATATACGCCGCCATCGTCAAATGTGACTTTTATTTCTTTTGCCATATTCAACACCAAATTCCCATAAATAAATCTTCGCAGTCTTTATAGATATTATCTAAAATATTGCGCTGTGCTTCATAGTACATTCTTAGCATTTCGGACTTGTTACCGCGTGTATTATTTGCGGTGCGTTTTTCCGTTTCATTGCCTGTGTTAGTTTCAGCCCGGGTTGCACTACTTTTTCCGCTATTTGTGCCCGTGGTTTCGTCAGTGCCGTTTACCGTGCTGTTGCTTTCTGTATGCCCCTTTCCCGCGCTTGACATATAAGAATCATCGTTAAAATTAGCCAAATTGCCCTGCGGTAAATCGCTTTGTTGGTTGCTATCATCGGCGCTAGTTTGGGTCGTGCTTGTAGTTTTACCTTTAGTAGTGCTGTTCCCACTACTTTCTGTCGTGTCTGTACCGTTAGTCGTTCCTGTTCTTTCTCTGGTAATACTTTCGTCGATAATTTCATTATAGAAAGGGTCATAATCTTTAGCATTAACGGCCAACAATTTATTATAATATGGCATAATCGTGTTTAGTTTATCTTCAAGCCGTAACATAAAATAATCAATCGTTTCAAGACCGATTTCACGCATATAGAAATGGCGCAAAAAATTCTGTTCAAATTCTGCCCGTTTTGTCTCATCATAAAATGGAAAATTAAAATTGAAGAATAACGGTGCAGCTTCGCTAATAACTGTACTAATGGGAGTTGTTTTGCCCGTTAGTATTTCACAAATCGTTCTTGTCGTCGTCGTAAAGTTCGCCATCTGTCAAACCCCCATTTTCCATAATTTGAGAAAGTTGCAAATCGCTACGGAATTTAACATCTATGTTAGTTCCATAGATTTTATTAAATTCTTTACAGAACTGTTTGCGGGACGCAAGAGGACTTTGTCTCATGCTTTCCGTTTCACCCATGTTTGCTGTCAGTTCTTCGGTAACTTGCCGTTCTGCTTTTTCACTTGTGTTTGCTTCAATGCCTAAATAGGTGAGGGCTTCTTGGTATACCTGCCGCTTCAAAGTCTGCATTTTATCAGCAACAAATGGCGGCTTCAAGTCCATAACATTAATAGGCTTTTCGCCATTCAGCCCATAAAATTTAGTAGTAATAATAGCAGGTTCGAAATTATCCACCTGTTTAAACATATTAGCGACGGTCAAGCGCTGGTTTTCACCGCAACTAATAATATATGGTGTTTTCTGTACATTGATATTAACATCTATTGTACGGTCAATTTTTGTTAGTTTCCGCGCAAAATATAGCACGGCGGGTAAATCCGGGCAACGGCTATAATTAGCATATAACAAGGCCGCGTCTGCGTTCGTCTGTTGCTGCCCTAATGAAATAGTATACGGGGTCAAATTCTGGGCTATGTAGCCGTTATAGCCGTATGCGTTTACTTTAGCAGGATAGCCGAAAATATCCAACACACTGTTATTAGTGCAAGGCATAATTAAAAAGCTGTTTAGTGCAGTATCTTTATAACCTACCATAAACCCGTTAAAGAATAGCACCTGTTCAATAAATTTTTCGTTGCAAGTATCTGGCAAATTTATCCATTCAAAACGACTAATTGCCATATTGTACAGGCGGTTAAACCATGTACTATAAGTGACGCTAGTAAAATATTTTGCGTTTTCAATCCACGGTGGTCTTTGCATTTTTAACACCTCTTTTAAAGATTGTTGTTCAAGCTATAATTTCCAACATCGTTTGTATGCCAAAATGTAACGCCATTATTTAACATTGCTTTTAATGCCGTTTCTGCATATTCTGGGATATTGCCGCTAACTTGTGCGCCGATTGTTTTAACATAGTTCCACGAGGGCCGCCCGGTAATATTCGGGGTTTTGATTCGGCAAACTTTGTACCCAAACGCGGTAAAATATTCATCAATGATTCTTGCATATTCTGGTAAAATCTGCTTAGAAACGATTCTAATAATTAACTGTGTATCATAAGCAAGTTGCGCTACGCTCTGTGTACCTGATACTGTTTGTGAATTTAAAGAGTGCGTGCGTAAATCCATAATATTTTGCCCAATCGCAACGCCCGCGGAAATTGCTTCCCCTGCATTGCCTGTTGCAGCACTTGCGCCAATGTTTACGACCTGCCCAATCAAACCAACTGCTAATTGTGGGCCATATTGCACAAGATAATTTTGGAATTGATTTGCGCCAAAGCTGGCGGTAGGATATGCACCTGTTGGGATTGAATGCTCAAGAGCGAAACTAGCGCCTGAACTTTGTTCTTTTTCATACCCTACGGGATAAATATAACTACTGCCGCCCGCGTATTTAGGTAATTTCAAGCGAAATCCTGCAACTCTATCTGTAAACCATTCGTAACGGTACGGCGTTTCGCTACCGGCCATTACAAGCGTTAAATAATTATAGGGATAACAAAATAACTTATTATTTTTAGGAACATAGCTGCCAAACTTGACAGGGGTTGCAATAGTATAAGTTTGACCACTTGCGGTACTGCTCTCATCAGTAAGAGCAAACATAGAAATAAGGCTTTCTAGTTTACCCTTGCGAGTGTAAAGTTCAACCACTCTATTTGCTTGTGCTCTATCAGTAAGAGGGATTTTATAATAGCCGGAAACTTCATTATTTTCCGCCCCCGGGGCAATAGCTGTAAACCCATCTTGCGTCAATTCTTTAAAAATTTGCGTGGCATACATATACCATTTATGTGGGATATAATTGTTGCTGCTTGCCACGTTTACGGGGTCGCCCATTACGACGTTTTCGGGCACAGTGTTAGCACCGATTGTATCGTCGTTTACGTGTTCCCGTTCAACGTAAGACGGGTTAACAGTAGTATCATAAAACCATGTTTGGAAAATATCATAATCAAAACTAATCAAACATGTATTATCCGCTAAATAAATTACATCAGTAATAAAGCCATAAAACCATTTATTCGAATAACCTGTATTCTTCCATGCAATATAATTACAGTCTCGGTACTGGTCAGCCATGCCATCAACGCGAATTTGCTTTGATTTGCTAATATAGCTGTATTGTGTTTTAGTGTAGGCGGCTTTACTTATAATATATGTATTAGCCGCGCTTGCACTTTCAAATAATCTAACATGGGAATAATCACTATTCCATGGGATACCACGGCAAATATATAAACTTGTATTTTGCGTCATTGTTTCCACCTCATTGTAAATATAGAGAATTGCGGGAATTGCACCCGCTTGTACTTTTATTCTCATAAAGGCCCGGTTTCCCGGGCCAGTTATTAGGAAACTGTAAAAGTGGCAGTGCCCTTTTTCGTCGGGTCAAATTCACTAGTTGCAGTGACGATATATTTGCCGCTTGCGTTTGCACCAATTGCGATAAAGCCGGTGTTTTCGTCAATGGTTACGTAACTAGACGTCGAAAGAGAGAATTTAACACCCTTGTTTGCAAAGTCAGTGCCTGTAACCGTGGCCACGGCAACAAGTCTATCCCCGGGTTTTGCCGTGCTTGCTACATTGACGGTAACGGCGGTAATACTCGGGGTCATGGTAGTAAAGCCAACAATAGGCGCGAACGGCGACGCGGAATAAATGCGCCAAACGTGATTGAATTCGTTCCAATACAGCAGGGCCGCATTGTACTGTTCCGTAAACTGGTTCAGTACGTCGTACACTTGGAACCAGTCACGGCTCATAACCACAATACCAACAGTATTAAGTGCGGTCAAGTTCACCGTGCTAGGTCTCTTGTACGTGGGGTCTTTTGCAAGCAATTCATCAAGGCGGGCCAGTTCACCAGCATTAAAGCCGAACGAATCAACCAACACGCGCTGGCCCATGAACTGTACCTTGTCCATGTTAAAGGCACTTGCCAAAACATCCACGTCGATACTAGCCTCATAGTCAGCAGTCATAACAACGAAAATATCAGACGGCGACGGGATAAATGTATTCACGCCAGCAATGTTATATTCCTTGCTCATGAACTGCAATTTACCAGTAATGGCCTTAACCTTTTTGACTGCCGCTTTGCCGCTTGCTTCATCGTCTACCGCGTCAATGGTTGTCATTTTTACATTGCCCGGAATAAGGCTCTGCGCAATAACGTACTTCATCATAATATATTCATCATAGGCCGCACCGGAATACAAGCTATTGACAATACGTGCGATAAGGTCAGTCACGCCATCAAGGGAAAGAAAAGCCTGCCGCAAATTCTGTTCGCTAACAGTTGCTTTATAATACGTCTGCATGTTCAGCGCATGAAACGCAGATTTAATATCAGGGTTTTCACGTTTAAACGCCTGTTCAGTTTCGTTTGTACTATTCCAATCATAGGAATTAGCCTTTGCAATATCTACAAAAATTTCTTCAATAGTTTCGCCATATTCCAAAAGACCCTTTTTGGCAAACGCAAGCGGGTTAGAGTACAGTTTACTTGTAACAATCACTCGGGCAATACGATTGACAAGTGCGGACACAAACTCATTCATACGGGGTTGAAACGCAAGAATCTGCTCACCAACAGCGCGGATACTTTCAGTTGTGGCCTTTGCCTGAGGTACTGCCTGATAATATTCAGCGCTTGCATTATCTCGAATTGCGTTAAGGATACCCACGCTGTTTGCATTAAGCTGGGATACAGTAGGTTTAATAGGCATAATAAAACACTCCTTTATTTAAATAAAGAATCAAAAGTTACACGTTCGGATGGACTGGTTTCGGGTGGTTTGGGCGGGTCTGTCAGGCCGGGGGCCGCGCCTAAAAAGCGCTCAACGTATTGCTTGCGCAATGCACTTTCATTTTCCACGGCGGCAAGACGGGCCGCTTCTCGGTTGTTGCTTTCTGTAATAATTGCGTCGTTTTCGTCTAGCAATCGTGCGGCAAGCTGGCCCTGCGTTTCAGCGTCCGCACCTGCAAATTCTGTCAAGACTGCTTGCATTTCTTCACGGGTCATTTTTCTGTCACCTCGCTTTTAATCTGTAGTTCATTTGCAAGTGCAACAAATTTTTCTTTATCTCCTGCACTAATATTATCAACGGTAAAGCTATAAAGTTTTGCCGCGCTTGCCTGTTTCGGATAACCGTTAAGCCCTACACGCTTAATAATATTGGGATAGTCTCGGCGCATGTAGTTTTGGTCACACGCACTACTGTATACGCCGTCAACATGAACATGTGCAAGATAGTTCGTACTTCCACCATACTGCCAAATACCCCAGTCTTTTACATACTGTGGGCCATTCTTATTATAGCGTGCGACCCATTTGTCATAGGCATTTAGCATATTTACATCAAGTCTAGATTTAAAACCACTAATGTCGCTAGCGTAAATCATTACATAATAGCCAGCGTTTTCAAGATATTTGCAAAAGTCAATTGCGTTTTTGCTGGTTGTGGTTCTGTATCCATCGGGGCTTAGTTCAATATCGCACGCAATCGGCAAATCAAATTTTTTGCCCTTAATGAGTCTCAAAAAGTACGCCGCTTCTTGTGCGCCCCGGCCCGCTTGATGAAACAAGCCGGATGTATAAAAGTACGCGCCGACGTGCATACCGGCACTTACAGCATCGGCATAAAACCGCTCAAAACATTCATCAGGGTACAAGTACCCGTTTGTATTACCAAACCCCGCGCGAATCATTACGCCAGTAAATCCAGCTTTCTTAACTTTTGCAAAGTCGATACTGCCTTGCCATTTGCTAACATCAATGATTTTTTCCATATTTATTCTCCTTTACTTGCTTTACCTTTTCGAATACATCAGATAGAGGGCCGATTAAATCCGGGTTAATTTCACCAATATTTTCGACAATGCTTGACAATTCCATTACAATAATATACAGTGTAATAAAACTAATAAAAGGAAAGTCAATCACAATACCAATCATCGGCAAGCCCAACTGCAAATAAAACATGACGGCAACGGCGGCAATCTCTGCAAGTTTATGATAAAGACCTTGCCGCATTACCTCGCTTTTATACTCATGCTTGTAACATGCTTTGATAATGCCTGTCAGATAATCAGCAATAATTGCAACCATAATTAAAGTCAACTGCGATACTTTGATATTCATTTTTTAATCACCTCTTTACTTTACTATACATTATAATTTAGTATTTGTCAATAGATTTAACCGTGAATTTTAAATGTTGTGTCTACCAAAACAGTACCGCCCGGAACAACCTTTGTTGTTAATTTTCCGTCAAATACTGCTCCGTATTCAAATGAATCAATCGTAACTTTCTGTTTTACACTTTTTGTCATTCCTGCGCCTGTAACTGTCCAGTCGTTTAATATGAATGTTTCGCCAAGTCCTGTTATCATTTCTTCCATGTATAGTTTGGGTCGTAGATATTTTGCTTGTGTAAATGTGTTTTCATGCTTAAAAGCGCCTAGTCTGTAATCGTCAACATCAAGGCCCGGCACGTCATAATCACCCAAAACATGCAAGCTATCAGTATCCGCATACATGAAACGGTCATAGCATGACTGCGCGGCCCGAATAGTGACGTCACGTGCGTAAGCGGTGCAGAAACAACCGACGGGAATATAAACAGGCTCGCGGTTTTCAATCTCGCCCGGTAAATATGCTAATCTGTTATCTTTTAATGTGGGCCATCGACTCGCGCATATAGGATTAGTCGCCATCTTACCATAAAAGCTATTAAGCATTAGTTTTGCTAGTTGATAGCGTGCATAGTTCTTTTCTTGTTTTGCTTGCTGTTTCTGTTTATAAAAGTAGTCTATATATGTGTCAAATAACTTTTCACCTGCTTTATACATGTAGCCATCAATCGGACGATAATTGTAAACGTCGTACTGGTCAAAAAATAAAGCCAAATCAACGCTAGTTAATGTTAGCGGTACACTGTCGTTTAGGCTTTCTGTAACATATTCAGTAGGAATATAACCAGCTGTGTTTTTCATCTGTATAGTTGGTAAGTGATTTGGTTTTAGTTTAAAATCGCAATAAAAGCGCTGAAAATATAAAGGGTATTTATCATTCTTTTGGTATTCACCAGTAAAATAAACGGGTTCTCCATACGGATATACGTGCGGTGAATGTAACGCAAAAGGGTACAGACTGTTTACATCATATACGCGCCCTGCACCAACTAACTTATTTTTGTATTGCGGGGCAACATAGGTAAAGCCGCCTCTATATGCTTTACGCAAATAAGCGTCATTTTCGGGAATTGGAAATGTATTCCTAAAGCCCTTTTTACCGCCCATGCACTTATCAACATAAAAATTAAAAGCATTGCTACCGGCTGTTATTTTCTTGTACCCATCATCAAATGTGGATTTTAAAGCAATCGCAACAATTAGTGCGTCATTTGTAATATAATCTTTTTCTTCTTTGGTTAATTCGTGACCCGGTTCTCGGTATGCTTTATAATCAATATGAAGTTTTTGAACTGGTAATTTCCAACCCTTTGCAATCGCATCAACACTGTATGGTAATATTTTTAAACTGTCAATTATTTCGCATTTTGACTTTGGGCCAAAACATAAACACATTGTATAATAAAAGCCCTTATCACTTATTAGTGTGTTAAATTCGCATGTTTGTAATTCTTTCTTTTCTTTGTTTAACGTCCATCCATTTTTTAATAGATAATCTAGTATAAATGTGCCGTCAAACTTTAAATTATGAAAATAGCATTTCCTATTATGTCCCCATAAAAAATCAATAAATGTACTTATACTATTTCCGTATTCACGCTTTGTATTATCATATATGTTTATAGCGACCCATGCCCAAACGCGGCAATCGTCCGGGTCTGTTGTCGTTTCAAAATCGCACGACCATATATTATTTGTACGCATGGTTTAAATCTCATCGGGCAAATTATCAGAATAAATAATCATTTGTAACGCATTTGCAATTTCGTTGACTTTTGCTTGCGCACCAATTCCAGCGTCGTATAGATAGTCAAGGTCAAATATTGAGGGGGAATCTTCAATAAGTTCTGCCCATTCTTCATTTGTTAACTTTGCCAACGCATCATAAACAAACGGCCCGTTTGAAACATTAAAGCACCCAACCTTTACAAATGCGGCTAAATAATGGTCAAGGCGTAAAATAGGCGATTCTGCTTGGCCATACTTTTTATAGTATCGCTGTTCCCGTTCATATCTGCTTTGTACTTTTCCCAAAATTTCACGATTAGGAATATTGCTAATTTTTGTTGGTTTCGCTTTTAATTCTTCAATACCGGGAATAATTTTATTTATTAGTTCCTGATTGCTTGCTGTTGTTTTCTGTGCTTCTAATTTTAGAATATCTTTTTTGTAACGTTGTCTAGCCGCCCTGTCAAGCCTGCTAATGGTGCGCCGTTCCCCTTTTGTCGTGACAAACCTAAAGCCCTTAACTTTTGCACTTTCAAAATCTGCAATTTTCTTATAATCGTTCAACCGTTTAATTTGTTGCCTTAATTGCGCAGTATTTTCGCTTTGGGCTTTTAATTCTTGAACGGTTATTTTTGGTGCAACTGTTTTACCGCCCGATTTTATATAGCGCGTTCGCATCTGGTTATATCTGCTTACTGCAATAGACAATTCCTTTTCAGATAGTTTGCTAAATTTACGCGCCATTATAGCACCCCCAATAAAATAAGGGCGGTAGACTTGCCTGCATTTATTACAAGCCTACCGCCCTTTCCATATTGCATTATGCAATAGTAATGGTCAACACCTGATTCTTGCCACTGGTAACAAGTTCGGGAACAATAGTAATCGGCTTATCCCATGTATCGGGCAAACCGTACATACTAACAATGCGCTTAATACTATTGTAAGCACCCATAGAACAGCACCCGTAACTCTTGCCGTCCTTATCAAAAATGATCATGCGCGGGGACAACTGGGTCTTGCCCTCAATGCTCTTACCGTCCTCATCCTTTGCCACAAACTCGACGGGTTCAATGTAAAGGCCCGTCATTTCAATGGGCATATTGATACATGCACGCAACGAAGCGTCGGCGCGGTTAGTTGCATTAAAAATCTTCTTCTTTTCCTCGTCGGTATTCATGGGGAGACTGCAATAACAACCGCCGAAAATGCTAGATTCCATCATAGTTGCGGGCGTTTCTTTGGGTACAAGATTCTGATTAAACATAGTGTGCCTTTCCTTTCTTTACTGGCTAATTTCGGTAATGTTTGCGTACTGGTTCACGATTGCATCGGGAATTTCAACATCACATTTGGGATAGCTTACAGACTGAATAACGCCATACCCGGTCAGTTTGCTTTTTGCAATTCGCCCGGCAATAATGTCAACACGTTCAATCCAGTTGCCATCTTCCTGCTTTTCCAAAAATTCCACCTTTGTGCAGATTTTCTTGAACTTCATTGTGCTGTTCTCCTTTCGTTTGTATTTAAGGTTCTCTCAACCTCTGTGTATATTATAACATAAATAAGGTAGAAAATCAATAGGATTTTCAAAATTATTTGCTAAAAATTGCAAATTCTGGCAATGTCGTAAAACATGTCTTTTATTGCTAGACTTTCATAAAATAGGCAACCTGTGTTATATGCAAATTTAGTTAATTCGCCATGATAGCCACGGCAGAACATTTTGCCCGTTAATAGATTAGGTTTCATGTTCTCGGTTGTAAATGTGTAACTGCATGGGCAATTCGGGTTATACTTTGTACTAACAAATAAACCGCCGCTTTTGAAATTTACCCATACGCCGTATGTCTTACCATCGTAAACAAACGTATAAATTAAATCCCCTTTGGGAAAGTCTTTCACAACAAAGTCAAAATTATCTAGTAAAAAGTCATTTTCAAAAGCATGCTTTGCATATGCGCTATTCGCCATAATTTGACCAAATTCGGTTGATTTCGCTTGTGCAGTAAATTCCGCATCATTAATGTGTAAAGCGTAAATGTTTTTATTTTTGAATTCACCTTTACTATTTAACTGTACATGGAAAAAATTATAGTAAGGGTTAGAACTTGCAAAAGAGTTACCTATAAAAATTACCGGCACACGTTTTCTATTTGGGTCAGACGGACGTGCCAACGTATCATATAGCCGGGCAAATTCCTCTGGCTCATTTTTCAAATAGCGTTTGCCTTTGCGCGGGTCAAGAAATATTTCCTCAAAAATCATATAGCGCAAATTTGGCAGGTTCACACCCTGTATTCCTGCATCTGTTGACAAACTGAAAAAATGACAAATAGGTTTAAACCCATCGTCTGTTTCAATACCTGCCATATTTGAACGGTATTTTATATCAAGATTATAATTAAACTTTGTGTTAATATCATCAAAATACTTTTTATAGGCTTTTTGCGTTTCTGTTTTGGTACGACGAATAACGCAAAATTCTGACGTGTTATCTTTCAAAAATAGGTTTAAGCCATAGTTACGGCATCCCGTTGTTTTGCCGTCGCCCTTTGGGCCTGTTACAAAATTAAATAACCTTTGTTTGTTTAATATGTCTGTTGGGTCAAACCATTCCACTATTAGTCACCCTTTCTATAAAAGAAATAGAGGTACACGCAACAACCAAACGGGAGTGACTAACTCATGCGCGATAGCTCTAATTAAAGAGTAGTTCCTATCAACGCGCGGTTCGTTTGCTGTCGTGCCCTCTATACTTTTATTATAACACGTTATTTGTTAATGTCAATAAAGTATGAGCATTTCTTCTACTTTATAATTTATATTTCTGCACCATTTGGCCATAGCTTATCCCTAACGCGCTTGCTTTACGGTTAATTTCTTCAATAACCGCTTCTGTGTGCGGTTTCTTTGAAGAATTGCGCAGCAATATCCGGCAATAATCGCAATATAACTGATTAACCTTTAATGGCTCAAAAGGTAAACCGCATATCCTGCAACACTTAATCATGACAAAACCTCCAGCAAGAAATATAAAGATATAGAAACGATAAGAAAATTACAATAGCATAAAGCGCATATTCATTGCACCTTACAAAACCTGTAATATCATCACTTATAATTAAAGCTAATACTTCATAAGCAATAATAACAAAAAAGCCAATAATTAGTAATAGCAATGCAACGCACCATCCTTTATGCACATAAATGTTACAGTCTTGCGCCCATAATAGTTAATGTTTTTCTGGCTTATTAACCTTGCTACGTTATCTTTTGTTGACACTGCATAGAGGTTATTAAAGCGGCTTAATAAATGCCATGCGTTATATAGTATCATTTTCTAAACACCCTTTACTGTTATACATTTTTGTTTTAATTTGTGAAAGCTCTTCCAAACATTTACACATTTTAAAATGTGGACAATCATTACAATGTTTATAAATCGGCCCCGTCTCGTCATGCGGGCATTCTGTAAAATGCCAATCATCAATTAAAACTCCAATTTCTTGTACTAAATCTGTCATTTCTAAACTTTTCATTCCGTTTCAATCCTTTCTGTTACGTGTGTTTGTTTCTTTAACTGCCTACATTGTACCACAATGCGCGGTAAATATCAAGAAATTTTGCAAATTAATTTGAGGTTTTCATAGTACCTTTTATGGTACTGTAAAATAATTGTTGAGTTGTAATGGCACGGCAGGGCACGGCAGGGAATGGCACGGCATGGCAAGGGACGGCTTCACCACGCACGGGCACGCATGGCGAGCGAGCGAGCGGAGCGAGCGAGCAGGAGCGCGAACGGAGTGAACGCAGGAGCACGAGCGGAGTGAGCGCAGGAGCACGAGCGGAGTGAGCGCAGGAGC